TGGACGGCCACGCTAAGTTTAGCGTTGCTGAGATTGATCAAAACACTAGTTCTCTTACAATTGACCCGAAGGCAGTCGGTGCTAATACAGGTCTGGTTATTATTGCCGGTAACCTCCAAGTAGACGGTGGGGTAACCACAATCAACTCAACCGAACTTACGGTTGACGACAAGCAGATCACTATCGCTTCAGGAGCGTCTGACGCTGCTGCTGCTAACGGTGCTGGTATCCTCGTTGATGGTGCCTCTGCGAGCCTGTCCTACACGGCTAGCTCTGATGATTGGTACTTCAACAAGCCTGTAAGGGCTCCAAAGGCATCCTTTACGGCTGAAGCTGATAATGTGCAGGTTCTTACTGTAAAGGCCAATTCCGCACAGCAGTCCGCTGATCTCCTGAGTGTTGTTGACAGTGCCGACGCGAACGCATTGAAAGTCACTGCTGCAAAAGAAGTCGTTGCGGCATCTTTGACAGTTTCTGACCTTGTGGCTGGTCGTTTGCCAATTGTTAGCACTGCTGGGTCAATCATCGATGATGGTGCTCTTACTTTCACCGCTGCTGCTTCGGCAGACCCAGCTAAGTTGAACATGACCGGTGAGATCATCGCTACGACCTTGCTTCGCTCAAACAGCGACATCAAGATCATCGATGGTACCGATCTCAACTGGCACGCCGACTCTGCTGGTGTTGTCCTTCAGAGAGGCGCTCTTCGTCTCGGTGCGGACTCTGGCGTTTCTGGTGAGCGTAAGTTCAACATTACTGACGCTGGTGCTCTAAAGGGCTACGGCGACATGGAATTGGGTGTTGCGTCCGGTTCCGCTTATGTCTCGAAGTTCCGCGTTGCTGCTGATACCGGTGCTTTCAGTGTCGGTGAGGCTTCTGGCAAGGTCTTTGATGTATCTTCTAGTGGTGGTATTTCTGCCGGTTCTATCGTCAGATCTGCTTCTGCTCTTGTCATCAGCGATGGCGGTGCCATGACTGCTCGTGGTGACCTCATCCTCCAGGCTGACTCAGGCTCTGCGTTCACACAGAAGTTCAAGGTTACAGTATCTACTGGTCAGGTTGAAGCAGCAGGTCCCGTCATCGGAAGTAGTTCCGCTGACTTTACTGGTGGGATTGTTGGTCGTGCCGATCTTAAGCTCGGTAGCGCGATTAGCAGCACCAGAGCCTTCGTCGTTGACCAAAACGGTAACGTTGCCATCAATGAACTGGAAAATGGTCAAGCCCAGCGGCGTGTTGCCATCAATGCTGATGGTACTGCTTCTTTCGCAGACACTGTTACGGCTGATGGTCTGATCACCGCTAATGATGGTCTTACCATTGCTGACGCCAAGTCCCTTACGATGAACGATGCTAACCTTGGTAGCCGTCAGAACGCGGCTCAAATTAGCGTTACGGGCATCCTCACCTCTGCTGATAAAGCTGCGTTTGCAATGACAGGTGGCCAGGACGAGTCGTCTGTCTCTGGGTATGATAACCATCTCGTAACTGCTGGCCTTCTGGCTGGTGTTCTTGACCGTGCAGACAGTCTCTTTGAGATTTATGGCGTTGAGGCCAGAGACCTCTCTAATGCTGCACCAAAAGATCATGGGATCATGCAATGGGACGTTTCGTCAACCGAATACAAGCACGTTAATGAGCTTACGCTCGCTAACGATACTGATTCGGGACGTTCCGGCTCTGCTGCGCACATTCAAGGTGAAGGTTCCCTCCTGATCAAGGCTGGCGCTACCCCAGACCAATCGCGTGGTTACGGGCTCAAGCTGCTCTCCCAAGATGGCGACATCCAGATTGATTCTGGCTCTACCCAGGAAGTTAAACTTACTGGTTCAGCAATTCATCTCGATTCCGGGATGTTGCAGAAGAAGGATTGGAACGCTTTCGAGTTGGGCGAGTCTGTCGCTCAGTTCGAGTTTGTAGGTGCCTCTTTTGACAGTAGCTCTTCTGCGGTGAAGTACATGAAGGCTGGCGTAACCCCAACAGGTTATGCTCCTAGAAACCTTGTAATGGTTGCTAAGGCTATGAGCGCATCCGATGGTTACCCAGAGATCGTTATGCCTGGGCAGCTTCTTCGTGTTCCTGTTGCGAATTTCGAAGATTCTGGTACTGACGGTGACGCTCTTCCCCAGCGTTCCGAGCAATACGGACACTGGGGCGATCAGAGCAATATGCCTGCTTCCTCTCGCCAACTCCACATGGGCTTGATGGTCCGTTTGGGCAGCTCTGGTGGTAAGATGAAGATCAAGGCTACTGCGGAGGGTGATCAGGTCATCCGTGTTGGTCGTGTCGCTAAGCTGGAGTACCCTTCAGGGTCTGAGGCTACCGATGCACCTACTCACGTTTGGATTGAGTACATGGGTGAGGATGAGCCTTACACTGAGAGCTTGGCATAATATCCTTGGCCGTTAGGTCATAGATTAGGTTGACTTTTTCGGCCCCCACCGGTTTCCGGTGGGGGCCTTTTTTTATGCGGTAATCTGTTTCTATAAATGTTGTATGTGTACGCCGTTGAGTAAGAGGGATGGTTATGGCCAATAAAGTAGATAAAATTTCTATGGGTTTAGGAGATGCGATTATCCGTCTCATCAAAGTCTTTCAGGCGCACCGTACCCGGCAAGGGGACGTACAGCAGAGGGCGGATGAGATCGACATGATTGTTGCCGCTCTGAATCAGACCGTTATTGATATTGGTTTAGATTGTGATGATGATGGGATTGCAGATGTCCCGATGGATCAAGTCTTTCATAAGTCAGTGACAACATCTTGTTGTCGTATTTTACCCAAAGACAGCAGCCGAAAGGCGACCTCCTCCTCCCGTGGGGGTAAGATTAGCGTTGATAAGAAACCTCGGAAAAAGAGATAAGGAGACACACCATGCTTTACTACCTTTTAGCCGCTTACGGCATGACGTTCTATCTTCAGAATAAAGCGACCCTTTTACACGGTCGGTTAGATCTTTTGGATAAGGCTTTGAGTTGTACCTTTTGTTGTGGGTTCTGGACTGGACTCGCTACTTGGGGTGCTGCCTGGGGCGTTCAAGGAGAGCCTTTGGCCGCTGGGTTACATGCTATACCTTCTGCACTAGTGATGGGTTTTTGCTCAGCCGGTTTTAGTTACTCTCTTGATGCTGGGGTTAGGTATCTTGAGGCTAATACGGCGGAGTGATGAGATGACAAAGAAAATTGAGTGCTCTGTCACAATAGATGAAGATCTGTTGATTGGGGAGCAAGCAAACGCCTTCCGGATCATTGAAGACTCGGAAGGGGTCTACATGCTAGATTTTGTTATCTATTCCCACCATGAGAACGTGGCTAAAGTCGTAGCTCGTATACGCTGTGATGATACTTTTTTGGCCACTGTTCGAAACACTCTTTCTCAAAGATTGGAAGAGATCACGGAAGAGGAAAACGAGAACCTTGTCCGTGTCATTTCTTTGAATGACGAAGAGATTAATTGATGGCGATTTTTAGGGTAAATACGACTTCAGCGGCAGCATCTTCAGCAGCGACTGTTGTCTCTTCTGTTGATGAAGACGTTGAAATTACCCCTCCTGTATCTACGGAGGACGCTGCCGCTGCGGTAGCCGATGCCGAGGCTGCCTTAGAAGCGGCTATTCAATCTGGGGACCCTAATACTATTTCTGCGGCACAGGCCCAATTAGCCACAGCCCAAGCAAATCAAACAGCCGCTAACGATATGGTAAATAATGCGACCGGTGAAACCATGCTATCTGCTGGTCAGTTGGTGTCTCTGGTCGATGTGGGAGGTAGCTTAAAATATGTCCCTACAAGTTGCCTTGAAAGCTCTTATCCCACATATTTCTTTGGTGTTGTCTTAGAAGATGCGGCCCAAGGTCAGACTGTTAGGGTCTCTACTGGTCGAGGGTCTATAGTATCCCCTTTAGTAGAAGGGGGTGTTCCTTTGGATCCTTCAAAGCCAGTCTATTTGAGTTTGACTCCTGGTCGAGCCACTCAAGATTTAGATTCTTATCCTCCAGGCGCTATAATTCTAAAAGTCGGTCAAGCCGTTACGAGCACTAAAATGGTTCTCAACAACGACTATTGTGCAATCGACAACTACATTTAAGGAGGTTTGAAAATGGCCGTTGCGTTTTCACCAGGACAGACTTTGGGTCGAGGCGACTTAGACATTTTTCTCACTAACTCAAGCGGTGCCGCGTCCAATGCTTATGAGATTTCCTTCGCGCTTTATTATGTAGACCCAGACGACGGGTCCGAGGTTCTTATAGGCAGTGATAGAAGAACCCCCTTAAATCCAGTTGTTGGTGAGTATTACGCTTCCTTGATGACACCGCCATCGGCCACCCCTGGAACTTATCGGATTAGGTGGACTCTTAAAGAGTTTGCCAACACTCCTAGTCAACAGGTGGTTCAAGAGTTTGCGGTGGTTGAGTCTTCTGCTCTGCTGGCCCCGTCTTACTCGGACGCGGAGCAGGATATGATTAACAAATTACGTCTACTTCTAAGAGACCAGAATCCTGATAAATTCTACCATTTTAGGCCACCTACTCATGAAGGAACCATTGGGCAGTTCGATAAGATATTTGGGCAGATTTGGGAAGACGCCGAGTTGCTGGAGTATTTAGAGCGGTCTTTAGATTGGTTCAATATGATGCCCCCTGAAACGGAGAGTCTGCGGAATCTGGATGTTTTATATCGAGTGAAGCCCGTATGGAGAACGGCCATCTTATGGGGCGCGATCTCGCACGCTGCCTTAGCTTTGATGGCTAATTGGATTGCGGATGAGTTTGATTATTCTATAGGAGGGATCAGCCTTTCTATTGAGAGGTCGGCCAAGTATGAAACCTTGAAGGTGTCCGCTGACAGTCAGTTTGATAAGGCTGTTGAAGCTAAGGTTAGAACAACCAAGTTTATGCGTGGATTGAAGCAATACAAGTACGGTATTGGTGTGAGAAGTGCTTTCGGCCCTCATGTGGGGGCAGGCGTTCTTTCTCCTCGTAACTTTATCTAATCTCTTTCGATAAACTTTTCGAGCTTAGCTTTAGGTACAGCGCCGCTCATGGTTCTGAGGATCTCTCCTTCAAACACCATAGCAATTAATGGAACGCTCCTGATGTTCGCTCTATTGGTTATATCTGGACTTTGTTCTATGTCAATCTTTATGACAACAAGGTTTTCATACTCGTTAGAGATCTCTTCAACAACAGGGGCGAACACTTTGCAGGGGCTACACCACGGAGCAGAGAAGTACAGCAACACCGGGATGTCTGTATCCAGTAGGTCATTGATATTTTCGTCTGTTCCTTCGATAACCATGAAATCCCCTTATCGTTCTATTTTCTATTTCCATAGATGGAATAGGCGAGATTTCTTCTATACCCGCCCACTATATGTTGGTTGCTTGAGAGGCTAGTTATGGATTCAGACTTGATAAAGATTATTAAGGAAGCCGCCGGAAATGACCGGATTTACGAATACATCGCTGATGATGGGGTTCATTATTTTTCTTTTGATAAGTCTACCCAGACTATTTCGAAGCCAAAAAGACTTGTTCTCCAGAGTAGAGTGGGTAAGCACGTTATAAATTTCTTGAACGACCTCCGAAAGGGTCCTAAAGAAACTGAAGAAAAGTAACCATGTGATGGGTACAGTAGACCAACGCTCTCGTTCTAATATTTAAGGAGACAGATAGATGAGCACTGAAAACGTAACAAACACCGAAACCACTACCGAGACCGTTGAGACAGTCGATACGGTAGGGACCACCGCCACTGATACGAATGATGAGAATATCATTGGTTCTTTGGATCCAGAGGAAGTTCAGACTCTTGAGACTCTTCGAAACGCTGCGAACTCCGTAGTTCAAGAAGTAGGTCAGATCGAAGTCCGCAAGGCCCGCCTTCTTGGGTCCCTCTCTGACATTGAAAATCGCGCACAGGAAGTTTTGAACTCGGCTGCTCGCCGCCTCAACATTCCTGAGGGTACGGCGTGGCAGGTCACTCCAGAAGGTACTGCTCGTATCATGGGTGACTCGACAACCACCCAAAACTGAGGGTCTGAATGGCAACCGGATGGATACCAGGGAATGACTTTCCGTCATCCCCAAATAATGGAACGGTTGTCAGTCCATATGTAAAAGGGGTCTTGGATCTAAGGTGGGAGGATCCCTCTACCTTAGCTGAGAACACCGCTTTTATTATCCTCGGTGTGAATATCTATCGGTCCGATGTTTCTGATAGGGGACCCTACCACAGAGTAAACCCTTACCCTGTGGGAGGGTCCTTCTATCGAGACCGTTCAGATAACATTTTCATCGACCGAGAGGTGGTATCCTGGGAGAGTTGGGCCAACCCTTCAGTGGCTCCCACTCACCCCAAATGGGTTCTTCAAACCCGATTTCCAATTGTGAAACGCGAGGTTCACGGCCTCTTTGATAGGCCGACGAACGCCAATGCGCCCACCGATGTAAAGTTGCACATTGACGGTGAACTTGTTCCCGTTGAATCTGTGTTTGGCCCGACCGGTGAGGTGAAACTAATAGATAAGGGCCGTATCTCTAACGTGGACGATAAAACTATCCCTGCGGTTCTTCCTACGGAAGACTCCGAGGTTTTAGTCTCTTATTACACAAATCGTAATCATATACGATCTGGTTTAGATGCTAAGATTTATTATCGTCTCGCTACCGTAGGGATCCACCCAGATAATCCAGACGTGGTGATTGAAACACCTTTGGAAAACTGCCCCCCTTTGGCAAATGTGGCTATCGAGCAGTTGGACTATATTTGGAAGGAAGCCATCCGCCGCAATAATTGGATTCTTGAGCAAGGTGGGGAACGGGTAAAAGTATTTGTGCGTAAGCAGTCGGGTCCCAGATGTTTTTGCGGTAGGGATGCACGACAGGTGGAGTATTCGGCTCAGCCAGATAATAGCTGCAAGTATTGCTATGGGACCGGCTTTTTAGGCGGGTATGAAGGACCCTATGAGGTGATTATCGCCCCTGATGACGCAGAGCGTAGGATATCTCAGGGACCGACAGGAAGGCACATGCACCATAACTATGAAGTTTTTATGGGTCCGAGTCCTCTACTCACCCAACGAGATTTTATAGTTAAGCAGACCAATGAACGATATTCTGTTGGGGCTGTGCGGAGACCCACTAATAGAGGGGCCATCCTCCAACAGCATTTTACAATCGCTTATATAGATTCCGCAGATATTCGTTCAAAGGTGCCTATCAGTGTTTCTGATTTGACCTTCCCGGAGACTAGAACGGGACATCATATAGGACCTGCTGGTAATGAATCTTCTTGGTGGGCCTCAGACGGATCCGGCGCTCAATACCCCGTTGGCCCAAATAGCACATCTCCGATGACTACGGAGAAATCTAATATTCCTGACGAGCGTCAGAAACGTGGGCGAACCCCAGCGTGGGAAAACATCGAATATTGAGATAACTCCTATTGCTTTTTCTTTATAGGAGAGGACTTTCTCAATGGCAGATAAAACCCCATCCCAAATACTCCAAGAGTTGAAGGCCGCTCTTGGTAAGGGCACCTCAAGAGCTAAGCTCTACACGGTAAATAAATCCCGTGCCGCATCGGAATGGGATTGGTCTAAGTTGGATGGGCGGATAGAAATTCCTGAACACATCATCGAAGACTCGGCCAATATTTTATTAGAAAGCATTAAGAAATCTACCCTGGAGTTTTTCACTAAAGCTGGGCACACGGGGTGGAATGAAGATGGCACCTCAAATATTTACGACTCTTATAGAACTGAAATAGACAGTAGGGACGGATCTATCAAACTAGTGACTGACTGGGAGGGCTTTCAGTTTCCGGATGCCAGTAACAAGACGGCTCTTCGGGCGGGAGAGTACGGTACTGTGGTGGCAGTCGCCACTCCGTTTAAGCTGGATGATGGCATTACTTGGGTTCACCCTAGCTTCGCTAAAAAGAACTTTGTTCAGAAGGGTCTCAATGACGCTAAGGGCAAGATAATGCAGATAGTTACGCAGCACCTGAAAAACATACTTAGTTTAGGAGACCCTCTTAAATGAGTAGCAGTAGAATATTAGAGGCAGAGATTGTCTGCATTAAAAGCGTGGCCGTTCCTGATCTGGGTCTTCGTCTCAGTGTTGGCGATATTGAATACGTTGAAGAGCAGGCTGCTCGGGATTCTAAGCATTTATGGAAAGCCTACGATAACGGTTCTGTTCGTATTCGGTGGATCCCTAAGTGCCAAGAGATACGAAAAGGGAGGACCAACCCGAATACATTGGTTGGGGTCGTTCCTTCGATGGGGAAGGCCGAACGCAGAAGAGCCAAAGCTCTAAAAAATAATCAAAACAACCTAGATCATGAGATAGATACGGAAGGCGTTTTGCGTAAGGCTCAGGCGTCCGCTTCAGAGGAAATCGAGAGGCAGATGGCTAAGCTGCGTAAAGACCTTCTTCAGGATGTTAGGGCGGCCCTGAAGGAGGATTCTGGTCCCTCCGAGACCCCAGATCCAAAGTTAGATCAAGATCAATTAGTAGATATGATTGCGGGCAAAATACTTGGTGCTTTACCGGTAGGTGGTCTATCGACATCTTCAAGTAGTGTTTCAAATCGTGAAGATGACACTCCGATGTTTATCCCCGAGGGTATAGTTAATTCCGAAGCCAAGGCAGAGATAAAGGTAGAGGCGGAATCATCCGATTTGGATAACCTTGACGATGCTATGGCTGCTCTGAGGGCCATGAAGAAGAGGAAGAAAAAAGATGTCTGATGATAAACCAAGCAAGAAGAGCCCTGCCATGAAGGGTGTCGGATTGGATATTGGCACCATGAACCTTGTGGGGGCCAGAAGAACAGGCAAGGGCGTCGAGACTCGACGAATGAGAGACGCTTTTTTGGATTTGCCTCCAAATGCCAAGAAGATGTTGAAGTTGTCCGGGACGGATTTCATTGATCGAGAAGATGAGATTCTGATTCTGGGGGACGCCGCTTTGGAAACGGCAAATATATTTGGTCGTGAGGCACGCCGCCCTCTTTCCGCTGGTCTCATTTCTTCTAACGAGGTGGACTCGTTAGAGGTTCTCGGTCTTCTTATTTCTAATGTTTTAGGGAAGCCAACTCACGAAGGGGAAGCCTGTTATTTCTCGGTTCCCGCTAATCCTATCGATCAGCCAGACAAAGACATTATTTACCATAAGGGCGTATTTGAGCAGATTGTTGCTGAATGTGGTTATGAGCCCTATGCCTCTAATGAAGCGATGGCGATTATTTACTCAGAGACCGCGAAAGAAGGCTTTTCTGGTATCGCTCTGTCTTTTGGCTCGGGGATGACCAATATTGCCTTGTCTGTGAATACTATCGAAGGCTTATCTTTTTCGGTTGCCCGAGGGGGAGATTGGATTGATCGAGGGGCTTCTAAGTCTGTTGGATCCACTCAAGCTCGAATTTGCGCCATTAAAGAGCAGGGCATTGATTTGAACAATCCTCAAGGTCGGGAGCAAGAGGCTATTGTATTCTATTACAAGGCTTTGATTGAGTATGCCTTGGATCAAATCGCTGCGCGGTTCAAATCCATTCAGGGGCAATTTGCACTGCCTAAGCCTATTCCTATGGTTGTTTCTGGTGGGACTAGTTTAGCTGGTGGCTTCATGGAGTTTTTCGTCAAGGTCTTCGATAAGAAAAGAAAGAAGTTTCCAATCGAGATCTCTGAAATCAGACAAGCCGGTGACCCATTAAATGCGGTCGCCCACGGGATGCTTGTGCAAGCCATGCAGGAGTACGATGATGACTAATCCAGTGGATCTGATTGTGTCTGGGGTTACGGACTACAATGGAATTAAGTCACTGGAAAATGATTTGGTTATCAGTGGTCCCTGTGAAGTAAGCATTACGTTTAATGGGGAGACTCACAGCACATATGTTCTTTCTTCGGTTCATGTCCAAGAAGCGGAAAGATTGGAGATAGACAGTGAAGGTGGTTTTCCCAGAGTGGCACATAATCGGTTGGTTATTAGCGGTATTCCGACTTAGCCGTGGGGTTCCATCGTGTATTTTCAACTTACAGAATCAATAAAGCGCCGAATTATACTAGAGCTACGTAAGTATTGGTCTCACCACCCAAAGTATAAAGACAAGCTGGTTGATAACATCCAGGGGAAATATAGCTTTAGAGAGCGTCCTCAATGCGGGATGATTATAAAAACCAGCAGTGCTACTAAGGTGCAGCTTTCTGCGGACAACTACCTTGGCGTTGTGAACAGTTATATCACTCTGACAGATGTTCAAAATTATCCTGGACTCTCCATTGAATGGATCCGGGAGGACGTGAGGGCCATCCAGAATAACAATGGCCGCTTCCCATCACGTCCTGGGGTTTATTTTGTCGAGCTTACTGAGGACAATGAGTTTTATGTAGACCCTATGTTGGATGTGCGGTCAGAACAGGTGATGCAATCCGACGACACCACAGCACAACTTATGAATCCTTTTATTGAAGGGACTTTGCGGTTGTATGAGGGTCCTAATGGGTTCCTTCTTAAAGACGGCATAAATTATGTGGCTGACGCCGCCACAGGAAAGATTACCTTGGTGGAGGGGTTACCTTTAGATGGTCACCGGAGGCTGATAGCTGATTATAGGTATGCGGGAGAATCTACAGGGCCTCATAAGTTAGCCGAGAATCGGTCTAATATTACTGCCATCCCCGGAGTGGTTTTAGCTTTTGGGCGTAGGAATCAGAAAGGGGACCGACAAGCTATTATGGTCTATGGTAGGAGAGAGGCGTCTGCTTTCGAGTACGGTGGGAAGTGGGAGCTTTCACTGGATATCGACGTGATTGCGAGAGATGTCTATGCCCAACAAGAGATTGCCGATCAGTCCGTTATGTACTTGTGGGGTGTTTTGAGAAGCCGTCTATCTAAAGAGGGGATAGAAATTTCTGATGTTGCGATGGGCGGTGAGTCGGAAGAGATTTATGATGAGACGGGTGATGATTACTTTTACAACTCGAATTTCTCGATAACTCTTCAGACCGATTGGTTCATTCATGTTCCGTTAGCCCACAGGCTTAGAATGGTTTCCCCATTGGACTCAAACTCAGCCTCTTTAGTGGCTGGTATGAGTCAAGAAGATCTCATTAATGCGAAGAACAACATAGCTATGATGGACTCTCTAGGTCTTGAGCCTGTCACGGATCCTTTTTTCCGAGGGCGTACAAATACCTACGAGGTCATTCGATGACTCGGAATTTATCTATATCACTCCCTTATAAGTAGGGCTTTGTTTGGAAGGTGTTTTATGCCTCTTTTTAAATATCAATGTGAAGAGTGCGGCCTTAGGTTTAGCAGGTTGGTTTCTTCCAAGAATAAAGACTCCCAATCTTGTGTCGATTGTCAAAGCCCTGTTGAGTTGCTTTTGCCTGACAATGTGAATGGGTCTTTCAATCTTAGCGCTACCGGACCCGTCCCTCAGAACACAGGTGTGTCAGACTTTGATGCGAATGTGGACCGGGTGATTGGAAAGTCTTCGGAGCAGGGCTGGGACCATCAGAATAACAGATATAGAAGAAAGCTGGATGTATTGTCCCGCAATCCTGGGAAAGATGGTCAAGATATTGCCATCAATCCTGATGGCAGCTACCGCGTTTTAGCGGAAGAAGAAAAAGCGGCGTCCTCTAAGGCTCATGGAATCAATAATGAGGCTATGAGAAGGATAAATCGGTATAAGAGATCAATTAGGTCTCCTACAGTAAAGGAGTCATAGCAACTGTGCGCTTCCTACTGAAAAATATGTGGATAAATAGACAGATGACTCTTAATTGTGCTCTCGGAGAATATCCGGGTCTTCCTAATCAGGATTAATGTGGATACGGAGACATCGATAAATGAGTTATTTGGTTCACCACATTTTAACTGTAATCACAGTTGCTAGATAGAGAGGTTTCTTATGGCTTTCCCTGGAGATAAATATGCACCTCCTGGCGTTTACACTCAAACCAAGTTTGAGAACCCCGCCGGAGGATTGACTGGAATCACTACAATCCCCGCCCTTATTGGCGAAGGTAATGAGTCCTTATTTCAAGAATCACTCGAAGTTATTCGAGGCAGTTCGTCCGTTGTTGACCAACGGGTTGTTGGCGAGAACGTAGGTAGCCGTGCGGTTAGCTTGCGTGACGCAAATGCTAACCCCGCTACTTGGACGACCCTAAACAATTCGAACTTCAACCTGAAGGTTGAAATGGGACCCTTCGATGGTCCTGAGAGCGCTGGAGGAAGTGGTAAAACTCGATTCCAGGTTCGCAACACACCAATCGTTTCCGGTAATGGTACTGGAACTACTACGAATGACCGCTCCGCTGTTTCCGTTACGGTAGACGGCGCACCTGTGATGGTTATCTCTGTAGACGGTGCCAATGGTATCGTTGAGATTGCAGATGAGCCTCATGCTGAAAGTGTCGTTCGTTGCACTTACTTTTTCAATAGAACCGATACTCTCCAGACGGACGACCTTTCGGATCAAATCACCGATGAAGACGCTATTCTTGATGCGTCGGTGGATTACAATGACATCGTTGTAAATCCCGCTGACCCAGAAACGGTAGAGTTTTTGGCCGGGGTTGAGGATGAGTTTAAGTTATCCGTAGATGGCTTAGCAGAGGTCTCTATTACCCTGCCATCGGGGATTGCCATCGACAATATGGCAACTTTAGTCTCCATGCTTAATGCGGCTGAGGGTACCGGCTCTATGGTGGCTAGTCTTGAGGTAACGAATCAAGGTGGCAGAGCCCTGCGTTTAACTGCCGATCAGTCGATTAGAATTGGCAATGGAACGGCAAACGGCAAGCTCGGGTTTTTCTCTGGTCAAGAGACCGTTAGAGCAAAGACTTTCTATACGGCAAACGGCCCCATCGTATCTGGTGACAACAGCGGTCTCGTTACAACAGACACTTCTCATGTGACTGTTATGGTAAATGGGTCGCAGGTCATTCCAGTGTCCGTTGACGGGCGAACCCGTGCCATTACACTCTCGGCGGCTCCCGCAGCCGGTTCAACGCTTGCTGTTACTTACCACCACAACACATGGCAGGATAACTTTGATTATCTCGCTCACATCGGAATTACTGATGTAACTCGTTGTGGTGAGACGGCTTCCCGTAACTCCTACTTCGCAGGGTCCAGCTTTGTCTTGAAAGATGACAAGGTTTTTTGGGGCACCTGCTCAACCGTATCCGCTGGTATTCATACGGAAGGTGGAGAGCTTCTCGGTGAGACTCAAATCTCAACCCAGTTGATGGACGAGAAGTGGTTCATGATGGAGTGCTCCCCTGTTATTGAGGGTGGGGTTCAAAGTCAGACTAAATTCTTACTCCCTAAGGTCCCGACCTCAGGGAATGGTACAGGACAGGAAATTGGATCTTCCTTGTTCCAGAGCATTACAAATAATCGGTATGATCTCCCAACCAACCGACCTGAATTGGTAGAGACCACTTGGGGATATGGTATCGCAGACGCTCGGGGGCGTTCCAGAACAAACCCTGTCAATGTCTTGAAGGTTAGTGATGCCTCTGGGACTGGTACGGAGCCTTTCGGTTCTCATGACCGTATTATTACCCTAGACCAAGCAGTCCCTTCGGGTGCCCAGGTTTTCGCATCTTTCTATTATAATAGAATCGCGGATGCTAACAGCCCCGTAACACTGACTTGTGAACTTTCCGGGCCTCATGGTGTAGGTCAGTATTCTCTTATGACAGCACAAGGCGTCTCTGTCTTGAACCCTGTCCGCCAGACGGATGCTGCTACGCTAGGTGCAAGCCTCGTTGGTTTAGATATCGCATGGCCCGATGGAACTGCTCCAGGGTCCGAGGATATTCGCTTTGAGCCTGGGTCTTCTACGGCCTTTAGAGGACCTGTTGAAGAAACGGTCACCATTCAATTCGAAACTAAGCCGGACTCTCCTGCTAAGTTTGCCGTGGCTGGATCAGCCCCCTACGACCTTGTGGCTGGCGCTTCAGATAGAGCGGCCCTGTCTTTTGGGGCGGTAGACCTTATCGCTGCGACTGGTTTAGATTTATCTAATCCAATGTCTTCAAATAATGCGGTGGCCTTCGGAAATGAGATGGCCGGGTGCTTTGCATCTCTTCTTGGTGAGGAAATCGAGTACACGGAAGAAAGCGGCGGCGTCACGCTCGCTGTTGACAACTCGAACAGAGACATCACCCTTGATGTAGACGGGATTATGATTTCCGCTGCTTCAGACTCTGGTAACCTTCATGTCGCCTCCGCAGGTGGTATTGTTCAGCGTCTCAATGAAGCCTCTACGGGTCAGCGTCTTACAGCGCTTGCGAACGGAGGTGCTGGAGCGAATACAGCTATCATCACAGTGGATGGTGCTAACGGTAGTGATATTGATGACTACTACGTTGGCTGGCGTCTAGTGTGTCTAGTAGATGACTCTGCTGGCGCTGCTGATGATGGTACCGAGCACGAGATTACCGCATATGATGCCACAACAGGTGCGCTCACCTTGGGTGGTGCGGGTATCGCCGCTGGTGCCGATGTTGTAGACGCAGATGACACTATCCTCCTCTTCAACCCTGCCAATAATCCAAAGATGAGCGGGTCCACTTCGTTCAACAACGGAGCCGGGTTTGATGGGCAAGCCGCCCAGCACGCTACCTTGAATATTTTCGTTCAGGGTAACTCCTCTGGTTTGACAACTCTCAACGCTACCATCGCATGGCCTGCGGCACCGGATTTGATTACCTCTGCCGCTCAAATGGCAACAGTGGTTCAAACTGCTCTCGATGCGGCAATCCTTGCTGCTGCTGTGGATGGCTTGGACGTTGAGTGTGAAGCTAATGCAGAAGGTCAGTTGGAGTTCACTTTCCAAAAGCCTTGGGAAGATGACCAGTGCGCTTTTGCTTTCGCTAACGCGGGCGTTGCAGCTACTAATGACTTTACGGTTATCGCGGGGCTCGACTCCGACGACACTGTAGACGGCGGGCAAGCGAAGGCTACTATTGGAGCTATCGCTCGGGTTTTCCAACCTGACGGAGCCGCAGCAGTTGCTCCCGACTTGTATGACCGTATCATCCTTCGTAGCCGCTTACTTTGCGGTGGTGGGGGATCTACGGCAACTACAGGACAATCCGCACATCAGGCTAATGTTTTAGCTCAATGTGGACTGTCGGTGTCTTCGGGTTCCGCAGCCGCTATTTGGGGTCTGGATGTTGGCTCCGAGGGTGTTCCTTCAGCCGGGGCTGTGGTGAAGCCAGCTACCCTTAAGGGATCTGTAAACGCTTCAGGCACTGATGATGGAGCCACGATTGGAGACGCCGCTGGGCAGCCGACTGTAACCTTCTTTAGTGGTGATGGTGTCACTCCTCAGAACAATGTGTTTGATGTCACTGTTGATGGTGTCTTTACGCAGGTTGTTTTTGCGGACCAAGCCGGAAACCCTGTTGCGGACGCAGGTTCGGATGTTCCTCTCGGACCGATTTCCGATGCGAATACCGTTCTCGGACAAATCGCTGCGGCATTGGCTGCGGAGATGGATGATTTTGCTGACGCCGCTGAAATCGTCAATGCTTTGGTCGTTCAACAGGACGGTCACGGTATTCGATTCCTTAGTCAGCAAACGGACGGTTCTTCTGTAATCAAGATTGGTAGCGGGAACGCTAACTCGACTCTTGGTTTTGGATCTGGATCTGTTGCGCAACGTGAGTTGGTGTCCGCCGGGGAACTTGCTTCCGCTTTTATGGGCAACTGGGCACAAGCTGCGGATAACGTGACCCTACTTCAGATGGTAGAGGGTGACGTGGCAATCGCAGGTGCTGCTTCGTTCGCATCTCTCGGACTCGCAGGGGTTTCCACGGATGCCTCGGGTAACGAGCGTCTCTTCCTTCAGGCGTTGACATTGGGTTCCGCAGGCTCCCTTACCCTCAACGCCGCAGTCGCTAGTGACTGGTTGGCTGTGGGCTCTGGA